GTGACAAAATTGCAGGCGGTGTCGTTGTTCGCGGGGTGTGGCGGCTTCTGCGAGGGCATGGAGCTTGCGGGGATAGACATCAAGGTCGCCGTCGAGTGGGACAAGTACTCCTGCGAAACCTACCGGGCGAACTTCCCTCGGACGCCCCTCTTCGAGGGCGATATCCATGATTTCCTTACGGGCACCGGCGCGAAACACCGCAAGGAATACGGCCTGTCGGCGATCGACATCGTGTTCGGCGGCCCACCCTGCCAGGGCTACTCTCAGATTGGACCGCGCGACCTGACGGACGACCGCAACGAGCTTTACCTTCAGTATGCCCGCATCGTGAGCACACTGAAGCCGCGTATGTTCCTCATGGAGAACGTGCCGAACCTCCTTCTCATGGAGAAGGGCCACTTCCGTGACGCCATCCTCCTGCACTTCGCGAGCATGGGTTACAGCAACACAACGTTCCTGAAGGTGTCGGCTGCCGATTTCGGTGTGCCGCAGACCCGTGAGCGCGTCTTCTTTTTCGGTACACGTGACGACGTCGATCTGCCTGTCGACCTGCGTTCGTATGCCAACGGAGTTCTCGGCAAACTCAAGGTTAAGACGCCTGTGACGGTCTGGGAGGCCATCGGCGATCTGCCGTCCGGGGTCGTCCATAGCGGGCATACGATGCCGTATCCGGCCGCCGTGTCCTTGTCGGATTTCCAGAAGCTCATGCGGCTGGATGAAGGGCAGGCTCCCTACTCGCAGGCGGCCAAGCGGCGCCGCGCTCTCGGAAAATCGGAGGTGGTGCTGCACAACCACCACACTAAAGAAATGCAGAGCAAGCGGGCGAACCTGATCTCGTTCCTGAAGCCCGGCATGAAAGCCGACTCCTTGCCGAAGGAAATCTGGGACGGCGCGCGGCCGGAGAAATGGCGCCGCCTGCATCCTGATCTCCCGAGCTACACGATCCTAGCCCAGATGCACCGGGATCTGTCGGAGTGGGTGCATCCCAAGCTCGAGCGATGGATAACCGTCCGAGAGGCTGCACGCCTGCAATCCTTCCATGACGGCTTTATCTTCAAGTCGTCCGAGTGGCAGATGCTGAAGCAAATTGGTAACGCGGTTCCGCCTCTTCTAGCGTTCGCCGCGGGTAAGATGGTCACCGCAATCCTTCAGGCAGCCGACGGAAAAGTCATTGCGGACCTTGCACCGGCACAGAAGTCCCTTCCGATCAAGCTGCCTCCTGCACGCAGCCGCCGTGTCACCTTGGATGCCGTTCTGTGAGCGGCACCAGCGACGAGGACGATGCCGTTAGCACGCCAGATGAGGATGCCGCAGCGGTCTCGGAAGCCACGCCCGAGGCGACCGAGACGGGAGTAGCTGACCAGACGGCTTCCGTCACTTGGTTTGCCGCAGAGCAGGAGGAAGACGCCTCAGCGTCCTTCAAGGATTACGAGGTCACCGCCAGCCCGAACGACTTCAACATCACCACTATCGTAAACTTCGTGAAGTCGGGCGCGGTCAAGATTCCGGGGTTTCAGCGGAACTACGTTTGGGACATCAAGCAGGCATCAAGGCTGATCGAGTCCATCCTCATCGGGCTTCCGATCCCACAGATATTCCTCTACCAGGAAGCCAAGAACAGTTTCCTCGTGGTCGACGGCCAGCAGCGACTGATGTCGATCTATTATTTCGTGGCTGGCCGTTTTCCAAAAACCTCGAAAAGGCCGATGCTGCGCCGGATCATGGCCGAGAAGGGCCAGCTGCCGGAAGATATCCTCGGTAGCGACGAGTATTTCACGAAATTCAACCTACAGCTTTCTCCCAAGACAGGTTCGCCGTCACGCTTCCATAAGGTGAATTACCAGACGCTCGGCGAAAACAAGATGGACTTCGACCTCCGGACCATCCGGAACATCGTCATCAAGCAGAGTTCGCCGCAGGAAGATCCGGACACCTCGGTTTTCGAGATTTTCAACAGGCTGAACACCGGCGGCGTCAATCTCCGTCCGCAGGAGATCAGGTCATCTCTCTACCACTCTGACTTCTTGCAGGCCCTTCACCGGGTGAACCTCAATCCGGTCTGGCGGAAGCTGATTGCCCTCCCGGATCCAGACCTCCACGACAAAGACATCGAGATCCTATTGCGCGTGTTCGCGCTGGTCGCCGACGGAGATCAGTATGCTGAACCGATGAGCGGGTTCCTGAGTGCGTTCGCTAAGAAAGCCCGCAAGCTTCCGGCACCCCGGATTGCTTACATGGAGGCTCTTTTCGATGCCTTCTTCACGATGGCGAAGGACATACCGCGGGAGAGCTTCGCGGTCGCAGAGTCCGGCCGGTTCAACATCGCTGGTTTCGAAGGTATCTTCAGGGCCGCCTGCACCCCCGCGTTCAACGCGAACAACCTGACCGTGGCGCAGCTGACCGATGCAAAGGTTCTCGAAGTGCGTTCTGACCCGGGCTTCGTAGCGGCCACACAGGAAAGCGTAGGGCGCACCGCATACGTGAAGCAACGCGTGGTTCGGGCGATGGCCGTCCTCGGCGTTTAACGTCGATGAGCGTCGAGGCCATTGAGGCGTTCTATCAGGGACACGCTGAACTCATCGAATACCTGATCAAGAACGGTGAGATCACCTACGCTTCGGACGCCAACGACAATTTCCGGCGATCCCTGATCCTTGCCGTTGCCAGTCATTTCGAGGCCGAGATATCGACGATCGTCCGCGCTCTGCCTGGGCATCATTCGAAGAACAACCCGATGCTGGTGGCACTCGTGGATCAGAAAGCGGTCTCGCGACAGTACCATACCTATTTTCAGTGGGACGGAACGAACGGAAACAGCTTTTTCGCATTGTTCGGACCGGCCTACAGGGCGGCCTGCGTGAAGAAGGTCAAAGATGATACCAAGTTCGACCAGTCGGTTAGAGCGTTCCTGAGTCTCGGAAGCACCCGAAACCTGATCGTTCACCAGAACTTCGTTGAGTTCTCCGTAGAGAAGACACCCCAGGACATAATTGAGGAGTTCCGGCGGGCGCAGGAGTTCGTAGATTACGTGCGGGCTTCCCTCCTGCCGCCGTTGCCGGACGAGGGAGAGCCTGTGGTGGTCCCGTCCGAACCAAGCAGCCCTATAGCAGGTAATTAGCCATCCTCCCGTTCGGCCAGCGTCCGAGAACGTGATTGATAATTCAGCACGGACGCCGAATTCATGGTTCATGCGCCGGGTCATACGGCCGCCGCGTTTGCCCTAAACGCAAAAAGACCCCGCCCGCCCCGGGGTAACCGGAGCAGGCGGGGTGTCTTTTATTCGCGGGGATCGTGAGGTCGGCAGGCCATCCACAGCAGGCGGAAGACCATGACCGCCGCGAGCACGGTGAGGATGGCGGCCATTCATTTCACTTTCTAATGGATGTCGTATGAACTCCAGGAGTTCACACGATCGCCATTAACGGGCTGCCGGAAGCGGCGCCTTGGGGTCCACCGGGGTCCGGATGGCTAGATCGTGGAGCGTGTGATCCATGTCGAAGCAGTCATCGTAGAGCTTGTAGAGGACGGCGATCAGCTTCACGGCCTGATCGGCGTCCAGGTCACCATTCTCCTTGATGATTGCCGTCGGCGTCGGCGGAGCTACCGGGCATACAAACTGGTCAGCGCTCTCCTTGGTCATCGCAGGCTGAGCTTCCTGGACGACCGTCAGCTTAGGAATATCGAGCTGGCTAGTGCATCCGGCTACCAAGCAAAGAGCGAGCAGCAGGGGAAAGACGGCAGTTGACTGACGGGTTGGCATTGACGGCCTCCAATTTGGCTTGAAGCTGAGCTGCGCGGTCCTTGGACTTCGCGGCGTTGGTGTTGGCGGCTGCGATCTCGGCTTGGACCTGATCAGCCTTCTTCCGGTCATTCACGAGGTTCGCTTCGACAGTCGCGAGCGCTGTATCCCGCTGGATGGTCAGCACGGCGCGGGCCGCATGATCCTCAGCCGCCGTCTCCACGAAGCTGTTGAGTCGGTAAGCCCCGTAGCCGATGCCTGCGACCAGGACGGCCGCCCCGGCCAGCTTGAGATACAGGCCGATGGGGTTCGCCACGCTGGTCGTGACGCCCAGAACCGGCTCGGCGACCGCCTCCACGTCTTTGATGATGTCCATTGGTTTTCTCCTAGGAGGCTGGCGGGGCCAGGGATGGCAGGGCGCTGGTCGGAACCGACGTCGCGAGTGCCGCCTGCGCGTCGGCCAGCTGGAGGTCTTTCCGCGCGCCGGATGCAGAGGCTCCCATCCAGTACGTGCAGACCTGGCAAGCCAGAGTGGCGAGCGTGCCGACGAGGATGTTCGCGATCTGCGAGTTGGCCGTCGGGATCGCGGTGGTGACCACGAACAGCACGACGGCCGCGAACGCGATCAGAATGATGGCCGACAGGACGATGGGGCCGTAGGCGTGCGGGGGCCTCGGGGGCATATCAGCCTCCTGTGTTCAGAGTGATTTCGACGCCGGGGGCCTGCTGTGCTCAGGCGGACGGGCGCAGGCGGACAGCGCGCTTCTCAGCAGCCCTGCCACCATTTTGTCGGTCGCCAGATCGATCTTTGCCGCCGCCGCATCATCGAGAAGCCTGTGGATCTCGTAGGCACCCGCCAGGACGGTAACCATCGGAAGAAGAACCAGGACCACCAGGAGAAACTGGCGCGCCCTCATGACAGAGCCGCCTTGGCTGCGTTGGCGGCGGCCACGCGCTGGGCATAGCCGAGCATAGCGGATCCGTTCACGCCCTTGGTGACGGCTGCAAGGTTCCAGGCTTCCAGCGCAGGTAGCAGCTTGCGGAAGGTGAAATACCAGACGCCTGACATCGCGGCGCCCTCGACCGTCGTGCAGTAGGTTGCCGCGTCTTCCACGGTCATCCCCATGCTGGCGGCAAACGGCGTGTATTCAGCGCGGCCCGTGAGCTGCACCAAACCTTTACCGGCGAACCGCCAGCCGTCTCCGGAGGCTTCGTCGCCGTTGCCGAGACGGTTGCTGTAGACGCAGTTCGCCAGCTTCTCGGGGTTTCCGACGTAGGGGGCGGCTGCTGCTTCATTGGCGAAGTGCGAGGGGAAAACGGCTACGAGGCGGGATGCATGCGTGTAGTTCAGGTTTTCCGAAATCTCGGAGAACGCCGACCCGGCTTCCTGTGCAAACTGCCCGAGTTCGCCAGCCACCACGTTTACAGACGTCGAGCCGTAGAAGGCGAACGCCTTATCCAGCGCGGCCGTCCACGCATCGATCTTGGCAGGCGCAATGTGCGGGGCCGCCGCGAGGATGGCCGCCTCGAGGTTCGGGATGCCGGGCGCTGCGGGTGCCGTAGCGACATCGGCGACCGGAGCTGGGTCGGCATCCACTGCGCCGGGTGCGGCGTCCGGCGCAGGCTTGGGTGCCGGAACCGGAGCGGCGACCGGGTGAATGATGTTGTTGAACCAGGTTACGATGTCGTTCATTGCAGGCACTCCAGAATCAGAAAGGGCACCGCCGTTTCCGGGGTGCCCTCATGGGTTGGTCTTCAGTGGCGGCTGGCGGCCTACGTATTTCCGGAAATCCGGTGCGCCGGAGCCGGGAGGCTGTCCTTCAGGGCGTCGATGGTGTCGTGACGGCGCATGCTCCCGTGCATCGCTGCGACCAGGCTTGCGGTGATCACGGCGATATCGACGGGCGATAACTCGATCAGAAGCCGCACCTTGTTCACGCTGACCTGCATGATCGCGCCCTCGGCGACGGGGAATACGTTGATGTCCGCCATGTGTGCCTCCGTAATCCGGCCGTCGGTCGAGGCAGGGGAATCCGTGCCGAACTTAGGCGGCGAGCGGTGCGGTCGACCGGCGGATGCGGAGGCTGGACAGCTTCATCCCCGGGACTTCGATCCACCTGTGCGTGCAATACGAGATGACTGCTGTGACGGTCAGGTAGACCGCGATAGATCCGGTGACCGACATCGATCCTTTGGCCGCCATAGCCGCGCTGAGGACGAGCCAATGAACCAGGTAGACGCTGTAGCTCCGAGCGGAGACCCAACGAACCAGCGGCCCGACGATGCCGAGGCTTCCCATGCGCAGGGCCGCCGCGACGATAAGGGCGCACCCCGCGGCGGCCGTCGTCAGTGTTCCGGGTTGCCACTGAGTCGAGGTGCTCAGCATTCCGCAGGCGTAAGGCGCCCATGCAATGGCGATCAGCGAGATCCCGGCGACCAGACAGGCGGCGGGCTTCCGGAAAAGTGCGGATCCCTGCCGCTCGAGCTGCGCGAGAACGACACCAATGCCGATGCCGTCAATGTTCAACAGGGCGACGTAGTAGGACTGGCTCTGCCCGTAGGTCAGCCACCGCAGAATAAGCGGGACGACAAGGAAGCAGATGATGACCGGCCAGACTGCGCGTCGTCCGAGGAAACGAGCGGAAACCAGCAGGGTTGTAGCAAACAGGAGGTAAAACGCTTCCTCAACTGTCAGGCTCCAGCTCGTTCCCATAAAGGCGCCGAGGGCGGAATGCGGGATTGGCGATGTCAGGTTCTGCGTCATGGTCGCGAACCGTGCGATCTCGGAGATATCCGCGTCAGCGAGGTAAGCCGCGACCGAGAGGATGGCGAAATACAACGGCAGCGTCCGGACCCAGCGGCGGCACATGAAATTCAGCCAGACGCCCGGGGTAGCGGTGTCGACCAAGTTTAGCAGGATGCGGCCGATAAGGTATCCGCTGAGCGCGTAAAAGGCTTCAACGGCGATGCCTCCAAGTGGGAAGACCCATGATGGCGTGCCACCTTCGCCGGTTATCAGGACAGAGGCGTGGAAAAAGACGACGGTCAGCACCGCGACGGCGCGGATCAGGTCGAGTCCTTGAGAGCGGGTAGATACCTGCATGATGCCGTCCCTCGGTTCAGGCTGCGACCGAGTAGGCTTTCACGCGGATACGGGGCCTCTCGACCATGTGGTTATCGTTCTTCGTGGCTCTCCACTTCGGACCGCGCATCGTGACAATTGCCCGTTTTCCATTCGGGTAAGTGATCACCAGGCTGTGGGACCAAGACGACGGGCCGCGGTTGTAGGTCATGTCGAGATCTCCGGAGACGCCGGACGACATGTTGCCTCCCCAGATACCTGCTGCGTGGGTGTGAGCTGAGATCGTCCGCATACCGATGACGCGGTATCCTTTGGTCGATCCGCGGCTCCCGTTGACGCCCCGGTGACCGTGCAAGGAGTTCTCAATCCCGCCGCTCTCCGGGCAGGTGATGAAGGACTCGTCCTCCCGCAGGAACCGGACGCTACCCAGCGCGGGCGCCTTTTCGCGGACGGCGGCCTCGAACGGCAGGAACTCCGCGCCGCTCTCGATGGACTGGAATATCTTGTAGTTCCAGTAGTGCCAGTAACGCTGGTTGCCCCTGTCCTTGTGGCCTTCCGCGCGCTCGAGCCATGTCATGAAAGCCTGATCATGATTGCTCTCGACCACGACGGTCTGGCACCACGGACGGGTCGCCGACTGTAGGAAGGCGGCGCACTGCTCCATGCCCTCCTCGACGCTCTCGTCCCGCTTGGCGTATTGCCGTGCAAGGAAATACGGGCTGTCGACGTTGTGGTGATTACGCACCGTGAAGTCTGTCAGGTCATGGATGAACTGGTATTTCGGCTTCAGCGCATCGAGCATTCCGCCCGGAGCCCAGATCGCATCTTCCAGCGCGCGGTCCGTGAACTTCTCCCGGTGGATGTCGCCCGGCGTGATCGCCTCGATGTGTGAGGCATGCGATCCGGTCGGGGTGTAGACGCGGTCCAGATCCTGAAAGCAGCCGTCGGAGGTCGCGTTGATCTGCCGGACGAACCAGGATCCGTCCTCCTCCACTTCTACGACCAGGGCGCCGAGGATGTGGTGATGTTCGGCTTTCTGCCCGGCTTTGCGGGGGATGTAGTTCGACAGGGTGACTGCGCCGGTGGTGTAGAGGAACCGCGCCGCGGAACCCTTCATCGACGCCATCGGCCGCATTTCGTGCTTGGTGTGTCCAAAGATCCCGGAAGATGTCTTGGTGAAGGATTCCAGCCCGGATAGAGGGTCGACCGCGCTCGGCGAGATGTTCATGTCGGCGCAGAGCACGAGGTCCGGAGCCAGTCTGATTGTGCCGGTGACCACGTTTCCTTGGATGGCGGGATCGTACCAGCTGCTCTCGCCCTCGACGAGAACCTCGTGCGGCTTGCCGTAGGCGTTGGCGTTGTAGGAACAGCGGACCACCAGCAGCCGGGCATTGCGCTCCGCCTGATAGGTCGCCATCGATGCCAGGAAGTCGGCATGAACGAAGGTGTTGTTCTGGGCCAGGGCGACCAGGTAGACGCCCGACTTGCCGACCCTGATCTCGCGGGCCTCAGGAGCCTCGTATGTGCCGCCTGCGACGGGCTTCTCAGGCTTCGGTGCCTTCTCGGTCTTCGCGGTCTGCGGCGATCCCTCAAGGACCGGAGCTTTCGGCCCGGTCAGCAGGGCAGCGATCATCCTCTGGCTTTCCACCAGCGAGGCCATCATCTCCTCGACCGTCGAAGTCTTCGGTGTGATCGGCGCGACTTTCTTGTATCGCTTGAAGAATGTCGTCTTGGCCATCCCGGCCGCCGCTGCCGCTGCGCTTATCGTGCCGTGCGTCTTGACGAGAGCCGCGTAGTCTATGCTTTCAGTGGCATCCCGCATTTCCAGGCACTCCGTAGTCCGAGAGTGCGATTAAATCACTGCTCCGAAACAAAAACCTAGCAACTCGAAGCATTTGTAAACGCATTACTTTTGAAAGCTTGCGTTTCGCAGTCAAAAGCGATGTTTCGTTTACAATCCGTCTGGATTTCCCGCTGTGCCGGTTGTCGAGACGCTTCCGCTGGCGACGACGGTGAAGGGGATATCCGGGAAATCGAACCGGAGCGGCCACCAGGAGCCGTCGCGGAAGACCCCGTATCTGTGGATCTTGTAGCTGCCGGGTGCTGCGTCCGCCGGGAGCGACAGGAATGCGAACAGATGCCCGCATCTGTGGGCATCACCAGAAAAATGGGAGATCCGAGAGACGACAGCGGTATCCTGCGCCCCGTGGTCTTCCACATGCACCAGGCTGACGTGCGCGGTGTAGGCGGCCCCGGCGTCGGCGCAGAAGGATGCCTCCCAGCCTACACGGTCGGCGGCGTGAAACACCGTCTCCAAATGTCCTTCGACAGGCTTCCCCTCGGCGTCCTCCACTACCGTCAGCGGCGCAATCACGCCGTCGGAGGCGGAGTAATACCTCACGTCGAAATACCTCAACCGGAGAGCGTTGTATCCGGTTAGGACCGTCGTCAGAAAGAAGAAGATCGTCGAGAAACGCTTGAAATCGGCCCAGGCGCGCGCAACCACGACTTGCCTGACCGACAGGGGCATCGACTGTATTTCAGTCGCCCTGCGCTGCTGATTTCCACTCATTCGAAAAGGTCCTTAACGGCGTCTACCAGGAGACTTGTGTGAAGCAGCAGCTGCGCCCCGGCGTAGCCAAGGCCGAGCCTCCACAGCCATTTGCATAGGTGCTCGATGAGGTGACGCTTGATTGTCGCCCACGCGGCCGCTTTGGCGGTCGCCGACGCCGCGCGGACTTCCGCCAGGACGCGGAGCACAACCGCATCGGGCAACGTTCCGAGAGCGGTGTCCGTGCGGGTGGAAAGCATCTCAAGAACACCGGCGATCCGATCCAGCCGAACAATCAGTGCATGGAGTTCTTCCCGCAGAGGACGCATGTCGTCCGTCGCGGCACGGGCAAACGGGTTTTTCATTTGGTCACCGGGTAAATTATGGGTGGCCGGGATGCGCCCGGTGGCAGCACGCCTGCGGACTACAGGGAGCCGGTCCGCAGGATTGGTAGTAACTCGATGACCAGGACGCCGATCAGGATGGCGGCGATCAGGAACCGGATGACCGGCCCGAAGGCGTTCGGATCATCCTCGGGCCTTGGGGACCGCTTAGACATCTTTGGCGACGACAGCGACCACGGCGGCGACTGCCACGGCGGCGGTCAACTCCGGGGCGACGACAACCGCCACGACGGTGGCACCTGCGGCCTCCGCAGGGTGGGCTTCAACTTCGGAGATGGCCTTGGCCTCGAGGGTATCCGCCTCGGCGACGACTTCGGACTTCGACAGGCCGAGTTCCTTCTCGACGAAGGCTTCGATTGCGACGAGGTCGGCTTTGATGGTGGAGAGAACGGTCATGATGCGTTTTCCTTGTTCTTGGGGTTAATTAGGGGGTGAGGATCACCGCGGCGCGGGCGGCGGTAAGGACGCCGTCCGATACCAGTGCAGACACCCACGAAGTCGTCTTCGCGTCGGTCAGGTCGACCTTCGGGTTGACGCAAAGCTGGGTGATGAAGGTGGCAACGACGGCGTCGGTCTGCGCCGCTCTGTGCGCCGCGATGTCTTCGATCTCGGTAAGCCGGGCGAGGAAGTCGGCGCAAGAGATCACGGACGGCCGTGGCGAGAAGTGTGAGCCGTCCCATACGAAGCCGAGTTCGACCGCATAAGGCAGGTTCACCCAGATGGCGCCAGCCGGGATTGGGCTCGGGGCCGTCTCCTGGAGGAGGACGACCGCGTGTTTTTGGATTTCTGCCCACATCTATTGGGTTTCCTTAAAGCAGGAGGGCCGCGCCGCCTGTCGGCGCACGGTTGGCTTGAACGGCTTGGTTGCGGCTATCCGAGCATCGTAGTCGGCACGGACTCGATCCACTGCTCGCAGGTCACGTAGCGCGGGGTGCTCGAGTTGTTCCATTCGTAATCAAGGGTGCTGTAGCTGTCGCAGCCGAACCCGGCTTTGGCGTAGACACCCGAGGCACCGAAAGGAAGTTTCTGGCCGAGCTGATACCAGTCGACTCCGTTAAACGAGTATGCGAGAGCGATGCGCGCCGGATCTCCGCCGGTGGCCACCAGATCCGGCGTCCCGACGATCAATGAGAACCACATGAAGTCGGCATTGTTAACGTAGATGGTTTCTTGAAGGGAATTCCCGGTGCCGATGTAGTCGTTATTGACCGAGATATTCAGCGTCCCCGCAGTGTTCCAGCAAAACGTCAGCAATTGCCCGGTGCCGCTCTCGACATAGAAGCCCGTGTTGTTCGCCTGTCTGGCGTTATTCGGATTGAGGATCTTGGCGATATACCGCTTCGGGCTTGAAGGGATCGGTTTCATGAGCGCGCTGTAGTTGTGCGCGTAGCTTGTGATCGTCGGCACATGGATGGTGATCGTTCCGGCCGCCGACTTTGCGCCACTCGTCCCGGAAGCGAAATTCGTCTCAGTGAAATCGGTGTATGCGGGCGTGACGTAAGATGGCCCACCTCCGCCACCGCCTGTGGAAGCGATGACATTACCGGTGATGCTGATATTCGCTCCCGCCGTGTATGGCAGGTCCCCCGCTCCGAGGACGACGGCTCCGGTGCCGTCGGGAAGCACCCCGTTGACTTTCTTGACGGTCCCGCCGGGGATCGTGAGAGCGACGTTGCCGCTGCCGTCTGGGTGGATCTCGTTGATAGTCTGGACCGCTGAGGCGGCCGTGGCTGTCACCTCCGCCAAAGCAGCCAGGACAGCCGCCAGACCGGCGCTCGCGGTGTTCGAAACCGAACCGGCCTGCTGAGCGGTGGTGACCGCCTGGGAGGCAAGCGCGATGACCATGAGGAAGTCGGAGTTCAGCTTGGCGGCATACAGCTCGTCGCCTGCGCCGTAGTTGACGAAGTCTGTCATTTTCGAAGCCCTCGCGGATGGGCACGCCGCTCCCACGAGGGCAGCCGAATGCAGGAATGGGAAAGCCGGTCTGCGGACGCCCGGTGTTCAGGGCGTCCGCAGAGGGTTAGTCAGTCGTGTGGTTGATGATGTCGCCCCGGGTGTCCAGGAACGTCAGCAGCGTCGCCAGCACGGCCACCGTGGCACCGGACCTTGACCCGGTGATCTCCATAGGAGCGACCGGGGTGTGGCCATTGATCCCGATGTTGGTGAGCTGGATCGAAGGAACGGTCACCAGCCCCGCGGTGTTGTCGATGTTGAAGGGCCTGGTCTGCAAGGCACCGCCGACGTAGCGGTCGACGTGATAGTTCTTCGCAGGATCGACACCAGCCACGAACGTCGCGACGCCGTCCGTATTGTGGACCGTCACGGTGCTGTTCGATGCCGGAGCCGAGAGCACGATGCCCGCGTCGGAGTTGGTTGTGACGATGTTCATGCCTCCCAGCGCCAGGCTGCCGACAGGAAACCCAATCATGCAGCCGTGAGCGGCGGCGGCGCCAGAGATCGACGGAGCCGCAGATCCCCAGTTTCCGCCGACGAAGATCAGCTGGCCGCCGCACTCATTCAGGACGACCGGGGCATAGGCGGTGTTCCAGACGAACTGGCCGCCGTGCCATGTGCAGGACGACATTTGCGGGCTGTCCGACTGGATGCAGATATCCACCACTTCGATGTCGATGCCGAAGAAGGAGTTGCCGAAGCTGTAGTTCACGAATTGGATTCCGATGTGGGCGTTGCCGTAGCTTCCGTAAATGTTGCTGAAGCAGACACCGGCGAACTGGGCAGCCGTACCGATACCGACGCCTCCGCAGTTGCAGGTGAGTTCGATATCGCTGTTGACGACGTAGTTCAGGCGGGCAGCAGCGGCTCCGGTCGGCGAGTTGTTGTTGATGACCAACTCAATATCGAACAAATTGAACGCGTCCGGGTAGGTCGAGGTGGACGTGTTGTATTCGCGACCCATCTGGAAGGTGATCCCGCCAGACTTGCTTCCCTGAATGCCGTAGCCCTTGAAGGTCGAGTAGAAGGCATCACCGGATCCGGCCGAGCAAATCATAAGCATCTGCGGGCTGCCGGTGCATGCCGATACGTCCAGGACGGTGCTTTTGCCTCCTGCACCGTAGAGCGAGACTCCGGTGTGAGCTGATGCCGCGACATCCTGGATGATCTGGACGCCGGACAGGATCGCTCTTCCGGGCGGCATGCGCCCCTCGATGCCGAGAGTGTTGATGGCGTTCCAGAAGTTCATGTATGCGGCCGTGTCATCGGTCACGCCGTCGAAACGGCATTCGAAGTCAGCCTTGGCGTCAAGCCATCCGTCGAGTTTTGCACCGGCATTCGTCAGGACCGAGTTCACTGCCGAAGACTGATACTTGGCATTCCGAGCCGTGACGTTGTTCTGCACCACGTTCTGGACGAACTGAGTGGTGGCGATCGACGTGCTGTTGTCGGTGTAGGACACCGTCGGTGCCGTCGGCGTTCCCGTCAGGGCTGCGGATTGCAGGCTGGCGAGGTTCTGGAGCTTGGTCCGGACGAACGGCGCGCCGGGATACTCCATGATGTCCGACTGGACGACGAAGGTCTCGCCAGCGCGGACCGTGATGATCCAGATGCCTGTCCAGCCCGCATCGACGGCCGGAGTCGCCTGGGTTCCCACGATGGCAGGCGCACCGGCCCGCAGCTGGAACTCGCAGAACTGCGCGCGCGTCGTGTTCTGGGCCGCGCCGGTGCCGTTGGGTCCTGGAAGCGGCTGACCGGGCGCGGCGGCGTTGTAGTACGAGATCACGCGCGGATCGGTGTCGAGAAAGCCCCATGTGCATTCGATCAGGTAGTTGATCGCCTGTCCTGCGACGGTCGGCGCGGCAAGTGCGAACGACACCGGATCCAGGTTAATGCCGAACTTCTGCAAGGCGCGCATGTCGGAGTTCAGCACGGTACCGATGCCGGTCTGGTCGATCACGCCCGCCTGGAAGATGGCTCCCGGCGCGACGACGACGCCGATGCCGAGCGGTGCCGGGGTGCAGTCCAGGCCGTCGAGCACCGTGGAGGTGCCGAAGACGAACTTGGCGAGGGTGCCGTCCATGACCTCGGAGCGGCGCTGAATGTTCAGCAGGTCGGAGGCGCGCGGGATCGCACCAACGCTGGTGAGTACCTGTCCATCGGTCATGTCGGAAATCCTTGGGGGTGCGCGCCCGCGGAGGCGCAGATGTCTTGAAGCGGCCGCTAGACCATCCGGCTGTGGTCCAGGATGAAGTTGACGCTCAGGCGGTCGCCGTTCGGCGGCACGTTGGCGATGTGGAGAAGCGCGATGTGCGAGATCGGCATGCAGTCGAGGACCGCGTCGCGGATCTCCTGGTCGGGGATGCCCTGGAAGTCGGCGTCCGAGATGTATTCGATGGCGCCCATGTCGTAGCCGCCGATGGAGCCGTCGTAGCCGTCCACGCCCGGGACGCCGCCGGAGGCTGGCCTGTAGGCCGTGATCAGCACCTGGAACGGCATGTCCATGGAGCCGTAGCCGCCCGCTACGTCGTAGCCGCAGCCGCCGATGTCATAGCCGCCCGTGTCGGTGGTGTTCCCCGGCTCGAAGATGTCCGGCTTCACTCCGGTGAGCGACAGCAGTTCGGCGATCAGACCGGCCCGGGTCGCCCGTTCCCGCAGAAGTTCGCGGCTGATCCGTCCCCGGAAGTGGGTGTCGGTTTCTGCGTCCTTCCGGTAGAGGCGGCCCTGGAAGTAGTCGTTGGCCAGCAGGTTGAGCTGCTCCCCGGAGGCCGTGGCGAGCCTGTCCTGGCCGTAGACCGCCTGAAGCTGATCCCAGCTCTTGGCGTAAAGCTCCGCAGGGCCTGTCAGCAGCCTGTCGAGGTTCGGCGCCACATCGGGAACCCACCCGGCCGGGAAGGTCTCACGCATGCGCGCCAGCATGTCCGCACGGTCGCCGATGGCCATGTCAGTTCACCGTGATCGTGCGCAGCTTGCAGATCCCGTTCTTGGGAGGCTGCACGTCCGCGACACCGCCGTTCAGGAGGATGTTGCCGATGTTCGAGATCAGGCTGGACGCATTGAAGGTCAGCACCGCCAGCCGGGCGTAAGGCATGATCTGCCCCACGGTCAGGCCGTTGATGTAAGTGGCGATAGCCGTCTGGACCGGGCCGATGAGCGAGGCTTTGTCCGTGCCCTCGGCGGTGATTGTCATGAAGACGTCCACCCACGTGATCGCGGGCGGCTGCACCGAGAAGGTGGAGCAGACCGGGCGGACACGGTCGACCGCCAGATAGATGGCTGACTCCAGTTCCGGCGGCAGCGTGCCGTCGGCCTGGGCGGCGGTGACCACGAAGTGACCCAGCCGGTAGGCGCCCGCCTCGTCGATGTTCTCCACGACATCGTAGGCGATGCCCTGCTGGACGCTTTCGATGGCCTCGTCGACGGCGGTGACGGTCGCCCTCTCGAGGCTGGCGATGAAGTCGGCGAACCGCTTCTTCAGCGCGTCGTCTGATTCGACGTCCAGGCCGCCCGTCATGGGTGCGGCGTTCGTCGCCTCGTTGATGCCCGCGATGCTGCCGAGGAGGCTGACCGCGCCGGTGATGACGTTGCCGACGATCCCGGGTGTCGTGCAGACGACCGGGACATTGACGGAAACCGTGCCCACCGGGACGACGTAGCCTCCGGCGGAGGCCGAATAGAGGGAATTCAAGGGGTCGATGCCGACCGCGTAGGAGAGCGACCCGTCCCCGGTCCGGATGAGAACCCCGATGGGGACGGTGGCGGACGTGACGGCCGCGAAGCGGCTCAGGGTCACCGTCCCGGAGGCGGCGACCGCGGCCAGGCGCGCCTGCCCGAACTGGGCGACGAAAGTGTCCACGTCGGTGCCTGTCGATGTCGTCAGGCGTCCGGCTGTCTCGATCTGAAGGGCTTCGACCTGGAGCCAGAGCGCGACGCCCTGGTTGGCCTGTAGGATAGCTTTGACGAAGCTGCCGTCCGTCGTGGCATCGACCGGAGCCGACGCGTAGCCTTCGACGGCCGCCGACATGTCCGACTGCATCGTGGTCTGGGTCTGGAGCGCGAGATCCATGGCTCAGCCTCCCAGGCCGAAGGCGACCAGGCCGGAAACCCCGGTCGGCGCGTAGGTGAATTGGACCCGCAGGTAGAGGGCGCTCACGCCGTCGCTGGTGATCGTGATGACGGGCGGCGGATCCTGTCCGACGTCGGCCTCGAGAGCGCACTGCTGGACCACGATGGCCCGGATGCTCGCCTCGTGGATCGGCGTCATGACGAAGGTCGGCAATCCGGCGCCGTAGTTGGCCGCCCAGACGTTGCCGCCCAGATTGGTCATGAAACGCCGGAGCAGCCTCTGCTCGACCTGAGTGACGCCCTCGACCGTCGCGAGGTCGCCCGAAAGCGCGTACGAGATGTCCTGACCCCAGATGTGGTCGATATCTGCCATGGGGGCCTCCGGGGACGGGATCGAGCCAGCCGCGGAGGCGGAGGTCCTGGGTTATTCGGGATCCTGATGGTCGTTGAGACCTGCGGTATCCCCGTGGGAGTCGACATCGCGGTGCGCGTTGTAATTGCCGCGCAGGCGATCCAGGCTCCCGTGCTTGTCGTAGACGTCGCCGTCGACGATGAGGTCGCCTTTGACCCGGAGCTTGCCGTCCTGTCCGACGTGGAAGGCGAACCCGTTCAGGCCGGTGATCAGCAATTCGCCGTTCTGCGCCGGTGCATTCGTGAAGGGCGATTTCGCCGGACCGGAAGTTTCCGATTTACTGGAGTAAAGCAGGCCGACGACGATGCCTTCCTGCGCGTCTCCGTGCGGGAAGGTTACGTGCGCCTGTTCCCCGGCGGCGGGCGGAATGCTGATCTTGATCGCGCCCACCGACAGCGCCCCGTAGGGCATCCATGCGGAGAGCGCGGACCCCGGCCGGATGATGACGCGCAGGAGGTGGTTGGCTGCATCGACATCGGCGATCTCGCAGTAGCGGGGCTGCGCGGATCTGGAGTCCAAACGTGCGGCGCGACCGGCGAGCGCGCTGAAGAGGTGCTCGTCGTGGCTCATCCGATGTTTTCCGATATGCTACAGGAATACTACAGGCTCTCTCCAAAAGCAAGGAAAGCCGTTACGCGGATGTCGTAATCTTTGTGACCCCGCCGGGGCTTTCGTTCTTCGCGGTGACTGACTCGGTCAGCCCTTTTTCCGACAGGTTCCTGACGATATCGAAGACGTAATAGTCCTGATCCCATCCGGCGCCGTAGCCCGCGAGGGTGACCATGCGGCGCGGTTCCAGATCGAGTTCGCCAGGCATCTCAACGGTGATCTTCCGCTCGTGCAAAGTCGCTTCCAGAAGCTTGGCCTGCGCCAGCTCGAGGGCCGCCTCATGGGTCAGTCCGGCGCGCTCGATGATGTAGCGGTGAACACCTTTCTGGGCGGGCGGCGGCGCCGTGTCGTTGTGCTGTGCCGGGCCGGGCGTACTGAAACCCTGCAATCCGGCGAGCGGGTTGTCCTTGGCACTGGGTTTCTCGTCCACGCCGAGGCCCGCGAGAGGATCGGTTCCGGCGGCCTTGCCGCGCTGGACCTTCTCGGCTGGCACAACGGCCTTCGAACGCCGGGCGATGACCTGAAACTGACCGGCGTGGTTTCCCGACCAGGACCGGACGACGACCTCGATGTCCTTGGCCCGGGTCATGTCCCGTTCTACTTCGACGGAGTTGGAATTCAGGACAGGGCAGCCGTTGACGGTGCCGCCGGGCTGGGAGGTGACCTTGCCCTGCACAAACTGGAGAAGGAATTTCTCGCCTGATGAGTCCGTGTATTTCTTGAAGTGCAGCGTGCGGCCGCGGACCCAGGTGGCGTAGCCCTCGTATTGCTGGGCGAGGAAACAGAGCAGGTCCCACTGGTTGCTGGCGTGCGAGAACTCCGCAGTGGAGACGCCGCCGGTGCTGTGCTCGTAGAACTTGCCGACGAACCCGTCGGTCGGATCGACGTCGGCGGTAAGGTTGTGCTGCTTGGCGAACATGATGGCGATGTCGGACGCCTTCATGTTGGCGTAGCTGTCGACGATCTGGGTTTCGATCAGGTCGCCGGTGAAATCCCTTCCGTCCAGGGTGACCGTGTTCGCCGGGCGGTTGATCCGGATCCGGGTCGCTTTCCCGGTGAGCAAGGATTTCCAGTCGGCGGCGCCTTCGGCCGCTCCGTCCGGGATGAAGCCGAACAGCAGTTCGACCTCGAACTCGTCCTGGCTTCCCCAGAAATCCACGCCGCGCTGGACATCCGGCCCGAGGGCGACGACGGCGCTCCATGTGTCGGCGGCGAAGTAGTTGTTGGATGTCACCCTCGCCGAGTGAACCGCGACCACCTGGCCGCCGACCAGCAGCCGCGCGCGGGGCCGCTGGACCAAGGACTTGTCGAAGGACTTCTTGCCCGACGTCGTTGTCCGGGGAGGATTGGGGGAGAACGTCATAGGTCAGGCTCCGTCGAGCGGCAGGCCGTCCCCGGTGGTCGAGGGATCCGGATCCGGTATCGTCAGCGTGGTGACACCGGAAATCCTCGGATCGGTGATCTGGTTAGCTCTGGCGATCCTCCACCACTGCGAGGCGTCGCCATACTGGGCGGCCGCGACGTGGAACAGCGTCGTCGCCGTGACGGTGACAGTCCTTGCCATGGTGTGCCTCCCTCAGCTGGCGGCGGCGGCCAGGCTCTTCTGGCTGCGGGCCAGATATCCGGCGGCCGTGGCAGCGGTAGCCAACGCTTGGGCGTTCGTGGTGGCCGACTGGACCCGGTAGGCCGATGTCGCCACCAGGCCGTGAGCCGCGTTCGTCACGGATGTCAGGCCGCCGAGGTTTCCTTCGGCGACGGCGCGGACGCCTCCGGTCAGGGTCTGCCCTGCGGACAGGTATCCCGACGCTGTGGCGGCCAGAGACGGCGAGATGGCACCGATGACCGGCAGAGCCTGCCGGGCCGATTGGATCGCGTCCTGGGCCGTCTGCATGGCCGGAGCCAGCGCGGACAGACCGAGGGAGTCGGAGATGTCGGCGCCGAGCTTTTGCAGGAACCCGAGAGGAGCCTGGGCGGCCGGGCTTGGGATGACGTGCGCCACGATGTGGTAGGGCACTTCGTAGCCCATGCGCTGATAGTCGCAGTCGCATGTCTCGATGACGATCTGCCGCGTGAAATCCGCCCAAGTCAGGGTCACCGGCTGCCCGGCGACCCTCAAAGCGTCCAGACGTCGGGCGATGGCGACGGCACCGTAATCGCGCAGGGTGCCGCTGAAATCGATGTTCCGGTCGAAGGCGCCCATCAGGTCGAGGACCAGAACGCCGCCCGGCAGTTCCTGCCGGGTGACCTTCTGGGTGCCGCCGAAAGGCATGGTGGTCGGAGCGTTGCGGCCGGACAGCGCGATGCCGCCGATGACAACGCCCGGCTTGCCGCCGGTGATCAGATTGATCAGCGACCCGCCGATGGAGAACAGCGCCCCGATGTCCATGGTCTTCTCCGTCAGATTGGCATCGGGGATCCGGCCGTCCGCGCGGTCCGGGAGCCGTCGAACCCGCTGTAAGAGGAGTCCGGCAGCGTGGCAGCCCGCACCTGGCGTTTGGTCACCGACTGGTGGACCACGTCGCCGTCCAGATACATCACGTTGGTCACCTGAACCGTGTTGTCGTTTCGGGCGGGCGGGACATACGAGGAATGATGCACGATTACCGGCGCAGCGATGGCCGCAGGCAACCCGGCATTCATGTTGTTGAGCAGCTTGTTGAGCTGCTCCGGTGACATCGGAGGCAGCGGGCCTCCGGGGCCGGGAGCGGGAAGCGGTGCAACCGGAAGCCCGTTGAGCAAAGCCCCGAGTCCGCCGTCGGGAGCCACGCCCGGAGGCAGCGGCGCCCCGCCCGAAGGTGGCAGCATGCGAAGACTGCGATTGCGATCCCGGTGATCGGTCAGGTCCGGTGTGGTCCCGTTAACCGCCGCCTGGGCACGCCGGTTACGTTCGTCGAGCGTCTCCGTCGGGTTGATCAGGTTCAGAGGGTTATGGTCGGTCACCCATCCGGGGATCTTCTCAAAGGCGTCGAACAGGGCCTGGATGCCGACGGCCAGAGCCTTCAGCCCCTTTTCCCCTGTAAGGTATTCAAGCGCACCCATGATGGCACCGCCGACCACGAACACCTCCAGCGCACCCGATAGCATTGTCACGCCGACGACGATCGATCCGAGGCCGATAACGACGGCTCCGAACGCGACAGCGCGGCTTTCCCAATCCTTGATCGCCTGCGCGTTGGCAGGATCCTGAACGTAGGCCGTCCACTCCTTGAGGGTCTTCGTCCAGCTGGTCAGCATCTCCATCGCCGTATCCATCGACTTGTCGCCGAGGGCGGCCAGAAGGTCGGTGAACGAGTTGGTGAAGGTATGAAGGACTGTTCCGGGATCCTCCTTCCTGATTTGGCCCGCCGTCTTCTCGATCGGATGCGTCTGAACGTACGCCTCCATGTTCTTGGAGAAGAGTTCTAGCAGCGGGATGAGCGCGTCGATCTCGCCCGCTTCCCTGGCGGATGTCCCGGAGGAGAACGAGGAGGAGATGACGTCCCTCGCGCTCACGGGAGCATGACGGGGATCGTGGGCCTGACGGTACTCCCGCGCGGACTGGATGTGCTTGCCCAGCCATTCGTACTGGTTCGCGTCCAGCCCCGCCTTGTCGTCGACCGCGCCCGCGTCGAACTTGAAGCGGCCGTTTCCCATCGTGTGGATCAGCTGATGGCCTTGGGCGTCTCTGGCGTGGATCCAGCCGTTCCTGATCAGCTGCGCAAGCACGGCCTTCGTCATGATGCCGGATTCCATCTGCCGGGACATCGCGCTGACGGCGGTGCCGAGCTTGGTGTTCCTCATGGCCTGGCCAAGCTCGGTGCCCCAGCCGTAGAAGCCCTCGGTGCTCATCGCACCCATGTTCGAGGCACCGCCGCTCTGGACCTGTGCATAGTAGTCGGTGGGCTTCTGGCGGCCTTCCGTCAGGTTGAAGCCTGCGGCCATGTGGCTCAGTTCTTCGCGGACAGCGTCCCGGTTGATGGAGTGGTCAGGATTGTAGAGCTTGTGCCGCGCCTCGAGAACTTTGACCGCGGCGACGACCTGCTCCTTGGAAACCCCGTGGCCCTTGCCGTCCATGGACATGGTCGTCTGGAAGTCGGCGAACAGCGGCGACAGTTCCGCCACCTCGTGTGCGTTCTGCACGGCGCCGTACAGGAAGCCCTGAAGCTCCATGTATTGGGTGGTCGTCTGATCCCCGCGGCTTTTGGCCAGCGCGTCAGCCGCCGCCCTCATTTCGGCAATACCATCGGGTGAGGCACCGGCAAGAGACGCCTGCAAACTCGCGCGGCGCTGCTCCGCCGTAGGCTCCCATACCCTTTCGACGGCCGCTTCCGCCGTGTGAATGCCACCGAGAGAGCTGACTGCCGACGAGAAGTTGGACGCCATGCTCTTCATGCGGGAGAACGCGGCCTCCATCCGGGTTACGTGCCCGTGGACCTTCTCCATTCCTTCGCCGGTTTTCCCCAATGCGGTGTCGATCCCGCCGACGGCAGTCTTGATCTTCGAGAACTCGGCCAGAAGCTTCGTCAGCTCGCCGAAAATGGCGTTGTCGACCGTGAGCTTGATGCCAACCACATAGGCGTCGATCATGGGTTGGATCCTTACTTGTCGTCGAAGTCGACTTCGTGATGTCCGGTCGCCGGAGGTGACTGGGACGCCAGCGCGTAGGCGACATATGTGCCGACGGTGTTGACGAAATTGCGCGTGTGCCTGCGTCCGGCCGGACCGAGGAAAGGCCGGGGCGGCAGGTTCTTCTTCGGGTTTCCGTTTTCCTGCGCGCCAGCATACGGGCTGTCGGAGCCGATGGTGGCGGAAGTGGGCGTGGTCCTGTAATGGATCGAATCCCGCAGCGCGCCGGTCACGAGGAGCGGATCGTTGGGGGTGTGCCCCGCCTTCGCGCGCAACTCCTTGGTGATGTCCTTCAGTTCGGGCCAGCCGTCCTGATAGGTGCCGAGGCTGTATTTGGCCTCCTCCTTGATCTCGGATGCGACGGTCTGGAGCGCGATGCGCTGCGCCTTCCTCATAGCCGCCGGACGGGTCTTCATGTGGGTTATGAAGGAGTCCATGTCGCCGAAGGACATTGTCATTCGTCTGCCTCCGCCCAGTCGCCGGTCTGCCAGTCGAATACGCCGCCTTCGAACATCCCGAACCGGATGCAGAAAGCCGCCCTCTCCTGGTCCTCGAGGCTGCACGCAAGGTCGAAGTCCAGCCCGTTCTTCACGAGCCACAGGACTTCGCCGATGACGTGGTTCTCTACGATCCGGCGGATTGCTCCAAAGGGTCGGGACCGTCAGGAACCTCCTCGTATTCCTCACCGGCGGCGATGGCGGCTTCCTTGGTGGCGGCCGCCAGTTCGCGGGCCTCATTCAGCGCCTTGGCGGCGTCCATGATGACTTTCACCTCGGCAGCCTGGTCCTGCATGATGACCGCCAGCCCTTCGTCGCCGATGCGCTTCATGCGGTCGTCGATCTGGTCCTGGTTCTTGGGGAACGGCATGAAGACGCCGTTGATGTGGGAGACGCCCGCAGCGGCTGCGGACATCCAGTAGACGCGCTGGTTGTCGCAGTGCTCCGAGCCGATGGCGCGGTAGAGCTTCAGCTGATCAAGCGCCGTCAGTTTGCGGATTGTCAGCTTCTTGCCTGTGGCGTCGATCAGGATCTTGGGCGCCACGGCGTCCTTGATGATGCGCTGCGACGGGGTCAGGTCGGTTTCGTCGGTCATTGTCCGCTCCTGTTATCCGATGGTGACGCGGGTTGAGGCGAAGAACTCCACGGTCTGCTTCACCGACTTGCCGCGAGACCAGTCGCCTGCGTCCGACAGCGACATGGCGACTTCACCCATCTGGAAGATGGACTGGCTACCGTCGATCTCGTTGACGTACTGGGTCAGCGTTCCGGCCCCGAGATCACCGTTGGCGAGGAAGCCCGCCTCGATGGCGTTGGCGAGCAGGTCGGCGGCCGGAGATGCGCGCTCGATCTCGAACGAGCCTTCCCAGCCCATCGGGACGTGGAGTTCCAGCGGCGCACTGTTCAAAGGCTCGATGGATGCCTTCTTGATGCGCTGCTTGATTTTGAACCCGGTGACCTTCGGGAACTCGATGAGGCCGAAGGGTCCGGAGGCGACGACTTCGCAGTCGTTACCCAGGTTAAAGGGCTTACGTTGTGCAGCCATTGAAGTGGCCTCCGTCTATGGTTGGGAAACGGACGCCGAGCGTCCGCCTTTTGGTTGGCGGCGCGCCGATTAGCTGCCGATGGTGACGGAGGCTCCGCCCTCGTAGTCGACGACGAACTTCTCGATGATGCCCAGGTATTGGCACTGGGCTTTCATGTAGAGGTAGTTCAGGCCGGTCGTGCTCTGCGGGTTGTTCTTCGCGTTGCACTGCACGAACCACGGCTGGGATCCGTCCAGGCTGCCGATCTGCTCGTTCTTCTGGAGCAGCGCGAAGAATGCGTTTACCTCCGCGTTCGCCTGACGGAGCACTTTCGGCGAGATCGTCCGGTGGACATACTTGCCGGTGATCGCGAGCAGGCTCTTCGCGACGAAGTTTGTCATCGTCGTGTAGCTGAGGCTCTGCCGGGTCTGGTCGCTCGACGTGTTGTGAGCGATCCGGACGGCGAAGTAGGAGCCGCCGGGAGCCGGGGCCGTGATGACGTCGACGCGACCGCGGGTCAGCGCCTGGAGTTCCGCGTAGGAGTAGCGGCCGATCTGCGAGGCGCCCGGCGCACCGACCTTCTGGGTGCCTGCGACCGAGTTGAGCTGCTTGTTGCCGGGCACCTGCTCAGGCGAGAGAGCCACGGCCTTTCCGGCGGCCACACCCTGCGGGGAAACCAAGCGCAGGACGCCGTTGGTCTGGTCGTTGAACCAGATCCAGTCGCCCGCCAGGCACCAGACGCGCCAGTCATCGACACCGGCGGCCGCGAGGCGCGCCGTGGCGTCGGTGACGACGATCTCGCCCGCAGGCCCGCAGACGACGGCCGCCGAGGTCTCCTGAAGCGCGAACGCGCCCTGTGTGCTCCACTCGGTGGAGTCGTCGGCGTCGGCGAGCAGGAAGTATGCGCAGTTCTGGTTGGCCAGCGCATACATGCCGGTTCCCAGCGTGATGTCGCCCACCAGCGTGGCTGTCGTGATGGTGGTTGCCCCGTCGGTGCCGCCGGACAGGCTGAAGGATCCGAGAGTGGGGATCTCTCCCGCTGCGGCAACCAGGTTGTCGAAGACTTCCGGCTGGCGGTTGGCGGCGGACACCACCAGGCGCCACGTTCCGACCTTGGCACCGGGGGCGGACGCGACAGCGATGGTGTCGCCGTAGCTGCCCGTGAACAGTGCGGTGACGATGCCGGTGGCGGGGTCGATCCGGATCAGGCGGCTGGCATTACCGATCACACCGATCCCCGAGTTGACGGCGGCAGCCGCAGCGTTCCAGGCGACCTGCTGCGCCACGAGGGTGGCGTTGAGGATGGTGTGGGACGCCTTGACGTCGGTGCCGTCGGTGACGCGGACGCCGCGGAAATCGGACGCGCCCTCCTGCCCGGCGAGATAGGCATGGGTGCCGAGGTCGTACTTGCGGGCCTGGATGGCTCCGAAGTTGGAGACCAGGCCGGACATGTCGCCGAACAGAACGGGCGTGTTGACCGCGCCCCATGAGGCGGTGCCGACGATGCCGAGCGTGCTCGACGGCACACCGGAAGCATAGGGCTGCGGCGGGGTGATGCCGATGTAAGCGTCCGGTACGTCGATGGCCGACAGGTTCATCGTTCCAGTGTCGAAAATGGGCATGGGGTTTCCTCTCGGCTCGCCTCATCGGCGGCAGTTTCGTTGTCCGGATGGAGGCGGAGTGGTCAGCCGTCGGTGGAGACGATGTCGCCGCGCGCGGTGGTGACGGTGTTGGAGACCCACAGGATCGAGGGGGCCTGCATGGTCTGGGTAGCCGCGTATTCGACCGAGAAGATCAGGTCTCGCTGCCAATCCGCCGCTTTGACGGTTGCATCGTTCGTGAGCGTTCCACGGTAGCGGACGCGGCCGCAGGTCTCGTCCGGCAGGTCGATCCAGTCCTCGGAGGTGATCGCCAGATCGATGGCTTTGGACACCCTGTCCCGCAGCGCTCTGCTCGGCGCGTAGATGACGAGACGGAAGACGTCCTCCTGGCGGCGAGCCTCACGCTGGAGGGTTCCCCATCCGGCGACGCGGGCCGCAATGCGCGGAAATCCGACGCACTGGATGCTGGAGCCGGTGGCAGCCGAACCGGGGATCATCGCAGCCATAGCGGCCGCCGCCTCGTTCGGGCCGTCGGTGGCTGCGAGTGCGGCGGTGAACGTCACGGCGGATGGCCCGCCGAGGCGGATACCCACGGACTGCGCTACGCCCGCCGCACCGGAGAACGTCGCGGTGTCCGCTGCCACGGTCACAGTCAGCGTTGCGACGGGCGGGGCGATCTCTTCCCAGTCATTGTCGAAACGAGTGCGGTCGGCACTGGAGTTTTTATCGGCGTTAACAGAGACAAAGACGTTTCCGGCCGCCAAAGCTGCGTCCAGGGCGGCCGAGAGCGGAAATCCGCGCCGGATCTCGACGTTTGCTCCGACGATCGAGTTGGCGAGGACGTAAGGACCGCCGCCCGGATAGCAGGCCGCACCAGCCGCTATGACCAGTGCGTCCTCGACATCCGCTTGATCCGGCATGGCTGGCTCTCCTAGGCAGACTCAAGAGCCACGGCCAGCCGCCAACCGAGATCGGTCAGCTCGGCGCCGGAGATCACCATCCTGCGGTTTTCGAGATCCAGAAGAACATCGCTGGCCCGCAGCATGACGCCGGGGATGGCTGGCAGGAGGATCTTGAACCATGGAAGCTTGATGTCATCCGGCAGGTTCGCATCACCCCGGTCGCCCTTGGTGCCTTCGAGCAGGCTACAGGGCCACGCTGTGAACAGCGGAAGCTCCTGGGCTTTCTCGTCACCGCTGGGCGGCTGGGGACCAAAGCCGGTGGTCGTATTAACGTTGCTCGGGCGAAAGCCTGAGACGGTAGCGTTGCAGGCTACGCAGGACGGCGGGAGCAATGCCTGCTGCGGGTGCATGAAGTATGTGCCGCCCGGACCGACCAGGTAGTCGCTGCCCCGAACCTGTGTGGGATCGATCTGCGGAAACCATACCGGGGAACCATAGAGATTGGGCTTAACCGCCCTGTTCGGCGATGACAGCATCACTGCTGGGAGAGTTGCCACCAGATTGCCGGGGACCACGGGAGCGGTTGCATCCGGCGCCCGATAGATCAGGTGCGGAGCACCAAGGACTTCGGCAGCCGCAGCGTAACCATAGTCGATTGCCGACTGGATTTCCTGCCACAGGGCGATGTCCATGCGGCACCTCAGAAAGATATCGACTTCAGATCAGGCGATCTGGCCATATGGGGTTTCATCATACAAAAGGAGAAAACGATGATGAACCCGACTATCTTCCGAGATCCGGAAGGCACTGAAGAGATGAAACGCCTGCGCGACATAGTGGAACGTGGCCTCGGCCAAGAACCCTATGAAGTCACTGGCATCAAGGCTGGCCCTGATGGTGATCTTCTGCTGACCCTCACGCCGAAGGAGGTGTCCGCCGACTGATCAGACTACGAATGCACCGGGGATGTAGATCGAGAGGAACGGACCGCTGGAGATGCCCAGCGTGCCGCAAAGGCGCAGCCGGAGATCCCGGTAAATCCCTTCTCGTTCTCTCACCTCGGCGGCATTCCGCTTGAAGACGGCCGCCTCGTTGATGGAGAGCTTTGCGCGGGTCGCCGGAATGTCTGCTTCAAGCAGATACAGGTTCGTCAGGAACGTGCTCCGGACGACATCGATGTAGTCCTGCGTCAGAGCGGCCAGGGCGACAACGACAGGATCGGGTTGCAGGGCGGCAGATGGAGGGCCGTAACCGCAGTAGCGGCGGACCGCGACGGTCTCAGCTGACGTTAGCGGCCCGCTTGTTACGCTTCCCGACATTGACGGTCTCCTCGGTGTCGGCAGGCGTCAGTTCCAGAGTTTCCGGTTCCGCGTGGACGATGACCGCGTGCCCTGCGGACACCCACGCATCGTGCGCGGCATGCCTGCGGGGAACGTCGATCTCGGATGTCTGGCCGGGGGCCATGATCACATGAAGCCCGGCCAGCGTGACGAAGCCCCGAGGGGCTCTCGCCAGGTTGGTTACGGTCGCCATGATCAGGAAACGGCGTCCATGTAGCGGAAGGCGCCGGGGCGACGAACGTCGACGCCGCCGATGCGGAAGCGGCCGGGAACCTCGAACACCCAGGCGGACTTCTCACGCGCGTTGCCGAACTGGTAGGGCATCGGCATGTGCATCTTCACGACGGACTTGTCGTTGGTGTAGGCGATCGCACGGCCGATCATCGCCGACGGTGTGCTGCCAGAGCCTGCGTTATCGAGGCCACGGACGCCGCGGATCTTCAGCGGGCGGTCGGTTTCCACGGTGTAGGTGTTGGACTTGCGGATGTACTCAAGCAGCGTCATCGCGCTGTAGGCGTTGAACGGGGTGACCGACAGGTAGGCGTAGACCGCAACCGGGAGAAGCAGCGTGTCAGCCAGCTCGACGGTGTTGGATCCCGTGTAGACGCCGGTGATCAGGCCGTTCACGTCCGCCAGGATCTCGGGCGGCGTCTTCTGCAACCAGCTGGTCACACCGGCGACGGACGGAGCCGCCACGACGGTGACGGACGGGCTGTTAAACAGTCCGGTGAAGCCCTTGGACACGTCGCCCGTCATGGCAACGTCGTCGATGAAGCGCTCAGCGACCCGGCGGGCTGCGACGCCCTTGTCGACGGTCAGCGGAATGCCGAGCATCTTGGCCTGCGCCAGCTCTTCCTCCGAGTACTCGTAACCGATGGTCGCCATGTGGACGGGCGTCGCGAACTGGGCGCGGGTCACATCGGCCAGCGGAACGTCACCGGCGTTGGACGAGGCCCACTGAGCCTGGCCGACGATGTCGCCGGAGAAGTACATGACCGAGGTGGCCCACTGCTTCGCGGAGGTGTCCACGGGCAGGATCGCCGGATAGCGGATCTCCGGGTACTTGACCTGGTAGATTTCCGGCTCGATGTGGGCCAGCTGCGGGATCAGGAACGAAAGCGCCGCTTGAGCGCTGTCAAAAACATTTACGCTCATAGCGCGAAGTCCTTCATGTTCGGCCACCGGGATCTCCGGTCAGCCCTGGGGTTTAGGAGAGGCGGATCTTCACGAGCGCGCCGGAAGCGACGCTGTCGTCGAAGAGGGCGCCGGGGATCGCGGTGTCGCCGGAAGCAACGTCCGTGTAGAGGCCGCCCGCCGTCAGGTAGACCTGCTGCCCGGCGACGGTTACCGAGGATGCAAGCACCCACACGACGCCCTTCGTGATGATGCCAGCGGTATCACCCTGCTGGTACGTCATGCCGGACGCAGCCAGCGATCCGCCGGTCATCGTGAACGGGAGGGCGTTCTTCTCGACGATGGAGATCCCGCGGAATGCGGTTCCCGGTGTGGCGGTCACCGAGTTGTCGAGGGCGCCCTGGAAAACCGGCACGCCGAAGGCGAGCGTGGCGTCCTGGACAGTCCTGGAGATGACGTTGCGCGTCTCCATGTTCGCGACCATGCCCGCGAAAGCGGCCGTGTATTCGCTGTTGTACGTGGTCTGAATCGGGGGCATGTTAGGCGTCCTTTGCGTTGAGGGTGAGGTGCGCGGACTGCATCCACAGGACGTGCTTGTCGTAGGCGCTGAGTGCGTCTTTGACCGGCGCGTTCGCGATGATCGCGGCGCGCGCGGGGTCGGCGTCGGCGACGACGGCGGTGGCCGTCAGCGTGTCGAATGCGGCCCCGATGTACGCGTCGTCCTTGGCTGCGACCTTGTCGCCGAGCTTCAGGGTGACGGCGGCGCGACGGATGTCCGCATCAGACTTGCCCGCGACGTCGAACGCGGCGCCGAGGATCGTCCTAGCGGCGTCGATGACGGCGGTCCGGGAAGCGATGGCGGCATCAAGCGCGGCGGCGTCCATGACCTTCGCGTTCGCGGCGGCCAGCTCGGCGAGGTGGGTCGCCTTCAGGCCGTCGATCTCGCCGTCCTTGGCGGAAACCCGCTTGACGGCTTCAGCGAGGGCGGACTGCATGGAAACGATGGCGGCTGCGCCCTCGTCAGTGGTTTCAACGGCAACGCCGTCAAGGATTACGGTCTTCATGTTGGCTCCTGGGTTTTCGGTGTCGCCGACGCGGCATTCGGAGCCAGCGCGACCTTTGGTAACGAGGGCGATGTGATTGCCCTTGATGGCGGTCATCACTGCGTCGAAGGCTTCGCCGTCGGCGGTGATTCCGGCCGTGAAGTCGATGTCGCAGGTGTAACCGGCGGAAAGCTCGCGCTTGCCGCCCCGGACGGCCTCGATTGCCGAGGCATCCGAGATCATCATCGGGATCCGCACGAACTGGCCGTCCCGAAGGACTTCGTTGCCGGTCTGCCCGCGCGAGTAGAGTTTCCAGTTCGTGGCGTCGACCAGCACCGGCGGGTGGTCATCCGTGATCGGCGCGTGCGCGAAGGAAGCCAGCGAGTCCTCGGAGAAGACCTCTTCGTCGCTGCGGTAGACGCGGACGCGGTCCAGATCCGGGCGTCCGAGTTCACGGCCGAGGTAGGTCATGATCCCGGTGCGGGCGATCTTGGCGTCGGCGACCATGTAGCCAGCTCGGGTCATCCGCGTATCGCCGAGCGTCACCGCGTCAAAGAGCTGCACCATCATTCATCTCCCGGTGCCGAAGCCGTCTTGGTCAGCGTGTTGGGGTTCTTGACCTGCGAGCCGTCTCCGGCCGGGGCGACAACCGGGATCGGCTTGGTCACCTGGCGGCCAGCGGCGATCTCGGTCTCAAGAGCGGCTTCCAGCCCCGGATAGGTTCCGTCGATGACCAGCTGGCTCTGTGTGGCGAGCGCCAGCGCCATGAACGGCACCAGCCCGGTGGCGAGGACGACCTGCGTCGCCTGCGCCTTCTGGAGAGCGACGGCGGCCTTTTCGGCATCCGTCAGCTGCCAGAGCGGGTTCCAGGTGTAGTCGAGGCTGTCCGGAGTGGATCCGACCGCATGACGCTTCAGAACGCGGTCCAACCGGTT